AAGCTTCCATCATCTTAGGGTCTGTTGGCCCGTCATAGCCCATCTGTTTGAGCAAGTTATGCTGCTGTTGGGGATTGAAGTCCACTCTATGTCTCCAGACGTTTGTTGTATCTTATACTAAAATAGGTTTGACTGCAAGTGTTTTATTAAGCTGGGTAAGGATAACGAACTTTAATCTCATTGATCTTAGCCAGCCACTCAGCTTTAGTTGCCTCTTCCCGTAGCATCTGCATAGCGATGGGGTCAGCCTCAACAGAGTATGCCCTTTGGCGACTAACCTCTTGTTCTTCTCGCGTAGGTGGAAGTTCAGGTTCTTTAGCTGGAGGAACAAAATTTACCCCATCAAAAACCCACCCAATCTGCGCAGTATCGTGCTGTTGCCATCCACTAGGAGCAACTACCCTATTATTATCAGTTGCAAAGTTGACAACAACACCGTCCTGAACCTGAATAAATCTCATGCAAATTCCTCCACAATAATTAGCCCACCAGAACCAGCACCGCCTGCATGGTTTGTTGTTAGTACAGTGACTCCAGCACCACCACCACCAGCACCAAAGCCAGTTGCTGCGCCCCCAGCATCTCCACCTGATGCCCCAGAAACAATAAAGCCGTTCCCACCGCCACCATAATTGCTTGATGCACCAGTACCCTGAGATACGCCGAACCCACCACTTACAGTGCCACTAAGCCCACGTTGTCCAGTAATATTTATTGCACCACCAGATGCCGCACCGCCTGCACCACCACCTGAAGATACACTTGAAGAACTTGCTGTTCGACCAACACCTCCAACGCCACCAGAAGCAGATAGAGAAGCTCCAGTGCCAGAAAATGTAGTTGTCCCGCCCGTATCACCAGTAACGCCTGCCAATCCAGCACCACCACCACCCCCACCACCAACGGTATAAGTGTAGCTTGCGGCGACAGAGGTTATAAGAATTTCTGTCAATCCACCAGCACCGCCCCCGCCAGCACACCCTGCTGTTCCAGCGCCTTGGCCATCAACGCCACCCCCACCCCCACCACCGCCAAGGCAAGTCACACGAATAGCTTTTGTGCCTGCCGTAGGGGTGTATGTAGCACTTGAGCCAGTGTCATAAAGGGTTATACTTCTTGGAGAATAGAGTTGACCGATACTATTACTGACACCACCTGTACCTGTGATAGCGCCAGTGGTTGTGACAGCGCCTGTAGCATTGATAGCGCCCACTACGTCCAGTGCCACCGTTGGGGTAGATGTCAGTATACCCACCCTGTCGTTAGTAGTATCAACAAACAGCACATTTGTATCTACAGTAAGGTTCCCAGTGAGGGCCAAACTAGCAAACGTAACCCCACCAATAGAGCCTCCAGTAATAGCAACATTATTAGCAGCCTGAGTTGCAATAGTTCCAAGGCCAAGGTTAGTTCTTGCATCAGATTGATTAGATGCACCAGTACCACCATCAGCTACAGCAAGATCAGTAATACCTGTGATAGAACCACCAGTGATAGTTACACTTGGTGCAGTGACAGAGGTAAAAGTTCCAGCAGCAGCGGTAGTTGCACCGATAGTAGTTGCATCAACAGTACCACCATTAATGTCAGCAGTATCAGCAACCAGAGAGTCAATATTGGCAGTACCATCAATGTATAGGTCTTTCCATTCTTTGGTGGTAGACCCAAGGTCATAAACATTATCTGCACCGGGGAGAACATGTCCATCACCAGTAACTTCTACACGAGTGACAACAGCCCCATCAAGAGCAGTTTGAAACAGCAAAGAGGTTTTATTTACAGTTGAGCTAAAAGTATCATCCGCTACAGCTTTAATAGTAGCAGCAACCAAAATAGCATCACCACCACCAGATACGTTAGGTGCTTGGAAGTCCACTTGACCGAGAGGCTCTCCTGAGGTAACTGCAGTATCATTTCTTTGCAGGGTAATAGTACCCGCAGCAGCCGTGGCAATAACTGTAGCAGCACTCAGGGTAGCAGTACCCGCACTGATAGCAGCAGTATCAGCAACCAGAGAGTCAATGTTTGCAGTACCCGTAATGTATAGGTCTTTCCACTCACTACCAGTTGCACCCAAGTCATGGGTATTGTCTGCAGAAGGGATTAAGTTAGAGGCTACATCTGCGGTAACAGTAACCGTGTCTGCCGCTGTATCACCCAAAGTAGTGTTACCGTTTACAGTAAGGTTGGCTGTGATGGTAGCAGACTCATCCACCTGTAGAGTATCTACCTGAGCAGTACCGTCGATATAAATGTTACGCCACTCATCAGTAGCAGCCCCAAGATCGTGTGTGTTATCTACAGAAGGGATCAGGCTAGAGGCAATATCTGCGGTGACAGTCACGGTATCCGTAGCTGCGTTACCTAGAGTAGTGTTACCGTTTACAGTAAGGTTGGTAGTAATGGTAGCATTTCCAGTCACAGTAAGGTCAGCAGCAATAGTAGCAGACTCGTCTACCTGAAGAGTGTCTACTTGTGCAGTACCATCAATGTATAGGTTACGCCACTCATCAGTAGCAGCCCCAAGATCGTGTGTGTTATCTACAGAAGGGATCAGGTTAGAGGCTACATCAGCAGTCACGGTGATAGTATCAGTTGCAGCATTACCAATCGTAGTGTTACCATTAACTGTCAGGTTAGCAGTAATAGTAGCAGACTCATCAACTTGGAGAGTGTCAATGTTAGCAGTACCATCAATAAACAAGTCCTTGAACTCAAGGGCGCTTGTACCTAGGTCAACAGTGTTGTCAGTCTTAGGTCGCATAACTGAAGTAGTGATAACAACATCTAGAACTGGGCCAATGCCAACAATAGGCGCACCACCACCAACAGTACCATCATGGGTGTGACCTGTGGTTGCATCCAAAGCAGCTTGGATTGCGTCAAACTCTCCGTCTAGGTCTGAAGCATTGATTGTGTTGCCATTGGCAATGTTGTTTGGGGTATCGTTGCGAGTATAACCTGTTGCCATTTTACTGCCTGTCGTTGTTAAGATACTCTATGGTAATAGCATCCAAAGAGAAAGGGGGTGTTATGCTATAGAACCCATACTGAAGACTTATAGTGAAACCAGAACCAACCATCTGTGATGTAAAGGAGTATGTTAGTTTACCCCCATATATTGCAGTCCCGTAGGTAGCAGCACCATAAAAGAAGGGGCTATCAGCAGTGTTTTGCAACAAGATTTGTGGTGGTTGTATTTCGCCAACCTGACTAAAGTTTAACTCTGGGTTAACTACTCCAGAGATAGAACCTTCTGGGTTTACATATGTAGTCAGTTTGTACAAAGTCTTTCGTACTCTAGGATCACTCAGTGGAATATGTGGGGTGAAGTATTGGGCAAAGATAGCTGTACTATCAAAACTATTCCCAGACTCCATACGATACACATAACCATCTTTGTTAGCGAATAAGATTGTCTCAGATGAGTCTGCGCTAGAATAAACACTGTCTGCTACATATGCAAGGATACCATTTAGTTCTGCCCAAGCCATACCCTGTGCTGTTTGGTCTACAAACTGTGTGGCTAAAACTCCTACAGAACTTGAAGTAGTTCTATTTGAAGCGTATCCAAAAAGTCTATACTGGTTTTTACCACGAATTACACAAGAAGTAAAGCTAGTATTTGAAGATATAAGATCATCTACTTCAGATTGGATTGGACGAGATGCAACTGCAAAACCAAAGTCACCAATCTTGTCGGTTGCGCTAAGAAGTCTAACGCCATCTGGCCCAAGGAAAGCAATGTCACCACCAACTTCTTGGATAGTGTCTGTTCTCACACAACCAATATCAGCAGAGATAGGTTGCAACTGAAAGTCTGAGATAGTGTTACCAACGATCCTGTGTATTTGGTCTGTGCTAAAAATAATAAGCTGTTCACGGAAAACAATCATCCCTGTAACTACATGAGCTAGGTTGATTGAGCCTGCCCCATTAGCTGCAGAGAAGTCTGTATCTGTGTAGGGTGCAGTGAAAGTTAGGTTTGTTCCATTAGCAAAGAACAAGTGGTTCTTAAACTGAGTTACATGACTAGCACCAATAACATCTGATGGTGCGCTAGTGATTATAGAGAAGGCAGAGCCAGAATACTTAAACGGGCGGTTAGCACCATCCACCCCCACGAGGGCAGTAGTACCTGAGAAGTTATAACGCTCAAACCGCATCTTAGAACTATTGGGGCGTCCAGAGTTAAGGAACGTAATAGCTGCATTGTCTGCGGGTGAGGATGCTAGTGCTGGGGAGATAGCAAAAGTTGCACCCCCAGAGGTAACAGTTACACTACTGGTAATAGCATAAACCTTTTGTACACTTCCTATAGTAAAGGTATCACCCTGCTGTGGTGTCCCAGTCAATCCATCAACTACAAGGGTTGAACCAGTCTGGCTTCCACCATTAACAAGCACAGTGCCATAGGTTGGGGTATTGATCTTGATCCAGCCTGTCCCATCAGATGACCAAAGATTACTCCCACGGGCAGCAATAGCTCTCTGACCAAAGTATACAAGACCTTCAATTAGAGTTGAGTTGTTACCAAAAGTCACCGCTGCTTTATCTGCAGGGGAAGAAGCCAACGAAGTGCTAAGTGTTAGGGTAGAGGTCTTTGCAGTGCTATCAAAAGTTACAGAAGATATTGTATAGGTTCCTGTTACACCTGAGATAGTCAGCGTATCACCTACAAGAGGTGTATCATAGATGTTTGCAATGATAAGGGTTGTACCTGTCTGTCCACTACCCTGCACAAGGGGTTCACCATAGGGCGGGACAAAGGCAGTATCAAATTTCGTAAAGCCTAGGATACGTTTATAACCACCCTCAATAGAAGGTTCAAAGTTTGTTAAACGTCTGGCTGATCCCGGTGCAGTAATACCCTGTTGAAGCGGGGAGATGTTTGTAACAAGTCCACCCTTAACTTCAATAGGGAATGTTTCCCATGCTGTTGGCATATTACCCTACCCGCATGTTCATAGAGTCACCTCTGGTAATACGAGTGTCTCTGATATACTCATAACGATTGATGTAGAGAGAACGCATATCCTTAATACCTGCATCAAATTTCTGTAGGTGTAGGGTAGCATCCTGAGTATTGCCACGGAAAGTATATGCGTAGTACATAGCACCATCTACAATAACAGAACGAAACTGCTCTGGGTAGACAGGTACATCTGTATAAACATCTAGGCTAACGGTGTTCTTGTAGTATTCATACACCAGTTCATAGGCATAGTTTGGTACAGGATGAATACCATAGAATTGATTAGGCGCTCTAAAGACTCTCTTAGGTAGGCTTCTGATAGAGGTGTTCGTGGTATTGTATTCATCATCTAGATAGTTCTCTAGATATTCCTCGTAAGCAATGATCTTTAGTTTCTGCGTAGTGTTGTTAAAAGCACTGTTACGCTTGATACGGAATGAGTCAAAGTCTATCGTCTTTGCATCACTAGGGTAAGCATAACGAACTGTACCTGCAGTCAGCGTTTGGTCTTTTGTGAAGTGATTAAAGGGCCACTCAAACTGGTTCTGACCAAGGTACTGTAGTGCAGAGTTAATAGAGTCTTTAGCCGAAGAGTAGAAACCAGTAGCCGCAGCAAAGTTAGCAGAGGTCAACTCAACTTCATTGAGCCTACGATTCACATCATTCACAAGGCCAAGAAAATTGTAAGCTGACACGTTGTCTATCCTTAAAAGTTAAAAGAGTACCCCCGTGAAGAGGTACTCTCTGTTATCTTAGGCTAATTAAGCCAGAACGTCACGATCAACTTCTGCAGCGGTTTTACGTGCATCAACGTCCATCAGGATAGCGAAGACACGAACCACACCCGAAGTTGGGGCAGTCGTAGCAGTAGCAATCAACAGGTCAATCGTATCAGCCGTACCAATTACAAGAGGTTGGAAAGCAGCAGCATTCTGAGCATAAGCACCAGCAGCAGCAGCATCAAGGTCAAAGCCATCAATAAAGATATCAGGCTCAGTCGTGGTGACACCAAGGTCAACAGTCGTATCGTTCGACTCACCGCCAGCAACGGTAACAACTTCCAGACCAGCGTTAAGGATGATGGTGTTAGCAGGTACCGAGATTGCTTCAATAACGTCAGCAGCAGCCAGAGCCGAGCCTTTCGCAGTTGCAGCAGCAGCGAAGTCAATCAGGACTTCTTTGAAGTAGGGCATACGCCCAGCGGTGAAACCATCAACTTTTCCGCCCGCAAGAGTAGTAACAGTAGCCATTTAAATTCCCTTTCCTAGGTTTATGGCAGAGTTAAAAGGTACCCCCGAAGGGATACCCAGAGTAACTTAGCACTAGGCTAGATTATATTTTGCGGTGGCGATTGCTTCTGGACGCAGAATCTTACGACCATACAAGTGCATACCACGGATGATGTCCGCGAACGAGTCTGGGTCACGGTAGGTTTCGGTCTTGTTAATCTGCTCTGCCGTAGCAACAGCCGACTCATGACCAGCAACGATCACACCGTAGTTCGAGTTCTGGTTAGCCGTACCAGTCGTAGCAGCACCCGTACCAACCGAAGGCAGGTTGTTCGAGACGTACACACGGAAGCCATTCCAGTTTGACAGAACCAGACCGTTACGCAATGCACCCGAATCACCGTAGTCAGCATTCAGGAAGCGCGAGTCTTCGTCCATCAGTACTTCCATCAACACTGGGTCGATCACAATCCAACGGCCCACTTTGTCAACATTCTGTTGATCCAACAGACGGCCCATGCGGTTAATCAGCATGACGGGCGAGACGTGAGTGGTTGGCAGTGCAGTAGCACCGGGTAGACGAGCAGCTACAGGGATCGAATGATCTGCTGCAGAAGCAGTGGTGATGTTGCCAAAGCTGCTCTTGATCAACTTCATCGAGGTCAGCAGTTCGTCAGAACCAGCAGTCGTGACAGCCTTAGTGCCGTTCACAACGTCATTTACTGTATCTGCATCCAAATGGAGAGTCGACTGCTTGTAACCCGACAGGTAACCCAGAACTTCTTGGTCATGCTGGTCAGCCAAGCGGTAAGCCGCACGGTTGGTAGCCAAGTCCATGAAGTTTACGTGCGAGTGAGCTTCTTCGATATCGTCGATTTTGAATGCAAAGTAGTTAGCTTTGTCGATTACCAGCGAGAAGTCAGCATCCTGCAGGTCTTGTGCTTGCACTTGAGTGCCACGAGCATAAGCCGAAACAGAGATTTCAGGTTCTTTGATAATACGAACAGTATCACCCTGAGCCGAGATTTCACCAAAGTAATCCGAATTAGTGATGTCGCTAACAACGGTTGCCTTACGGAAAGCAAGTTGTACTTTTTTGGAATAGATAACTGACGAGAAGTTACCATTAGGCAAATTGCCGTGACCCGAAGCAGATTGGAAAGCCATGAGAAATACTCCTATGATATTTGGCTTGTATTAGAAGCTAAACAGAGCGATAAGAGGCTGAGTCTTTCCTAGGGTGCATCTTCTCTTTAGGTTGATCGACCTTCGAGGGACGGGCCTGTACTTTTCAGGTGGGTCTTACTTATAGTTTAGACTTAAAGTAGGCAAGTAGCATTGGGTAGTCTTGATCAGAGTCCTACGCCACTTGCCATAGTTATACGAAGTTTACCTTATTTGTCAAGAGTTATCTTGCACCACCACTCATATCATAAACAAAAGTACCATTCTGCATTGCAGTCTGAATACGCTTTTCCATTTTTTCAAAGGTCTTCATATCCATCTTGTTGACATCAGACTCACGAATAGTCTCTTTGCCACCATCAAGATCAACACCAGTCTTACTCTTAGCTACAACAGATGAGGCAGCTTCCTTGGCACTAGCTTTCTTAGCCGCAGGGTTCATACCCTTGTCAACTTTGTAAAGATCAATGACACGGATTACAGCACGAGCATCTTCTTCATTCTCATAAAGAACATCCTGTACCCACTTAGGTTGTTCATCAGCCCAGTCATGGAAAGCATCTGACTTACGTAGGTCATCAAAATCAGTATGACTCTCACGAATTGTATTCAGGGCTTTGTTGCGTGTAGTTTCAGTAGTAAGCTTTTCATACTCATCAAACTGCCGCTCATACTTAGAGAGTTTCTCTGCAGCTTTCTTCTCTGCAATAGTCTCTACAATGGATGCCACATCAGGATACTTACGCGCCCATGCTGCAATATCCTCATCCGACTTGGGTGGAAGGATTGTGTTCTGGTTGGGTTGAGCCTTGAGAGTTTCAAGTTGAGTTGCCCATTCCTTTTCCTTCTCAGACATATGACGACGAAGATCACCATAACGCTTCTTAAAGGTACGCTCTTCTGGGTCTGTAGGTTCTGCTTCTTCTGCAGGTTTAGCTTCTAGAGGAGTCGTATCCTCTTCAGATTCCTTACCCTGCATAAGATCATTAAGTTCCTGCTCTGCGTCTGCAATCCGCTGACGATTCTTACGGTTGGAACCATTGTTATCTATGAGTACTTTAGTGATAGCCATGTATTATCCTTTATAGTGGGGTCAGCCTAAGCTGAGTTGCCTTATTGTTTTCCTGCCAGACCTTTTGTCTTAGCACGGGGTTTCTTTGGTTTAGTTATAAGTCCACCCTCTGCACGGCGGTCTGATTCTGGCGTAGGTGCTGGTGCA